ACGAAGCAACTCCTAATCAAATCGATATACACATAGATCAAAATGCTGCGTTCCGTGGAGAATTTTCTCCAGCACAACTAGAACAATACGGTATTATGCAAGGTGGCGATGCGGCGCCTTACAGAGATGCTAGTATGGATGCTGATGTAAACGATTGTATCAATGACGGCATTATTTTTGTAGGGTCTGCTGGAAATGGTGGTTTTAAGGTAGATGTACCGACCGGAGAAGATTATAATAATTATTACCTAGACAATGGCGAAGCTATTTACTATCATAGAGGGTCTAGTCCTAATGCGGCTAGTACTGATATAATCATAGTAGGTGCTTTAGATAGTACTAGTAACGAAAATAAAACACAAGCAAGTAATACTGGACCACGAGTAGATTTATATGCTGCTGGAAAAAATGTTATTAGTAGTGTGTACGATGCCACTGGCGGAACCGGTGGCAACACTGCAGGAATGATAACTGAAGGTGGCAATAATTATCAAAAATATAATGGAACTAGTATGGCATCGGCACAAGTTGCCGGAGTGTTAGCAGTAGCATTAGAAACGTATCCTCGAATGAATCAAGCAGATGCCAAAAACTATATTGTAGGTTATGCTCAAAGTGGTAAGATGGCAGATAGTGGTGGTGGTTATGGCGATTCTAATAGTTTACAAAATGGCAATAACAAAATACTTTTCCATAATCTAGAACGTGCTACGTCAGGTAACACATTTCCTAAAATTAATTGTAAACCTAGACCTGCTAGCGGTATGGTGTTTCCAAGATTTAAAATTTACAAATCTTAAACTGTATGACCGAATCTATTAAGAAATATACAGAAACCAAAGAGTATATTGTTACTTTAAAAAGTATCGACGATCTTGATTCTTTCTATGCTGAGATGGAAGAGCATGGCAAATTTGAAGGAAGTACTGCTCCCGAGCGTGCAGTGACTTGCGTAGATCTAAAACCTAATAGTAGAAGTACACATTACATGCTGACCGACTGGGAAGTATTAGAGTTGAGAGAAGATGCCAGAGTTGAAAGTGTGTCTATCCATTCCAGGTACTTAGGAATGAGGCCTGGAACTTTTGCTACAACAACACAAACTAGCAGTAACTGGAATAAATCAGGATCAACAAGTAACGTCATGTTGAACTGGGCATTGTTAAGATGTACAGAGGGTGTAAACAGAATTGGTTGGGGCAGCGATGGTACTACTAACCAAACTGGCACAGTAAAAATAACATCAACAGGAAAAAATGTAGACGTTGTAATTGTTGATGCTGGCAATCCAGATAGTGCTCATCCAGAATATGCTGTTAACGCAGACGGCACAGGTGGGTCAAGGATGTTAAACTATAACTGGTTTCAACACAACCTTGCTGTGAAAGGCACCGCACCTGGAACATATAGTAACCCAACACATAGTCATAGTGTCCACGTAAGCGGCACAGTTGCTGGGAACACACAAGGCTGGGCAAGAGACGCTAACATCTATAACATTTACTATGATGCAGGAGATAGCGGCGACTTTAGTTATGTATTTGGTTATGTAAAAGAATTTCATAAAGCTAAAAGTATAAATCCTGCAACTGGTAGAAAAAATCCAACTATATGTAATAACAGTTGGGGCGAAAGTATTTTCCCTAGCGAATGGTCCATGAGTGACATTACTGCTGTTACTTATAGAGGTACAAGATACACACCGAGCGGTGCTGTTACTTACAACGGATATAGCGGTGTTTGTAACTCTAATGAAAGATTAGCTGTACTCTTAGGCTTTGAAAATTTTGGAAATAGGATTACCACTACCGGTCCTTATACACCACCTGGCGGCAGTTTACTTACTGTACCGGCAAGTTGGAGTCAGGAAGGCCAGCAAGCATACTTAACAATATTATCTGCTCCAGATGCTAGTTACGAAATTACTGTTCAAGGTCCGGCTGATATAAGTTTGATAAACAATGTTGCTGCTGAATGTTTTAGCGGCACAGTAAATTTAACAAGTAGTATTACTATAAAAAAATCTGATAACAGCATAGTTGATACGTTTACACAAGGTCCATTTGAAGACATAGCGGTTGAAACTGATATTAGAGAGGAAATAAATCTAACGGAAACCGATGTTTATACAATAATATTTGATACGACATTAGAGTTAGATAACGCAGTTACTCCTACTATTGCTGTAGCTATGAGTCTACTAGTTAATACTACATCAACAGGTAGTAGTGCAACCGTAACTGAAATTACTAATAGTTTACTAGGTTCGGCAGCACTAGACAGTACTGTTACGCCAACTGTTGGTAACAATGACGATGGATACTGGACTCTTACATTACCGTTTAATATATCATTTTTAGGTAATACATACAGTACCATTTATGTTGGCACTAACCATTATGTGACATTTGGTGCCGGATCAACTTTGTATAGCGGGCTTGGGCAAGCAAGTCCAAATCTTCCAAAAATTATGTGGTCATGCGCCGACAACAGTGTACAGCGGATCTATTACGGTGTCGAAGGAACAGCGCCTAATAGAACATATAGAGTAAGACTTGAAGGAACAGCATCAACTGGCGGCACTGTCGGTAGCCCAAATATGGTCAACGAATTTGTATTCTACGAAGCAATTCCTGATCAAATTGATCTTCAGTTAGGCGCCAATGCTAGAAAAACTGTAGGCGGCGGTTTTACTACAGAACAGTTGAATGCGTGGGGATTTATAGCAGGACAACGTATTCCTTCTCGAGTACCAGGATGCGATGCTGACATAGTAGATGCTATAGCAGAAGGCGTTATCATGGTTGGTGCTGCGGGTAACGGATTATGGAAACATGATGTACCAGGTGGTGTAGACTGGGATAATACTTTTGAAATGGCTTCTAGATATCCAGCTAGCGTTTTAAATCCTTACTACTATATGCGTGGAACAAGTCCTACTGCCAACGATACAACTATTCCAAACATATGTGTTGGCGCAATAGATGTGACTAGTAGTGATCAAAAAAGCTACTATAGCGATTGTGGTCCAGGTGTAGACATTTGGGCACCAGGTACTAACATTATTAGTGCTTATTTAAGTGGTGTTGGTGATGGCAGAAATGCGTCATATCTGCTAGGTAAAATTAGTGGAACTAGTATGGCAAGTCCAAACGTATGCGGAGTGTTGGCTTGTGCTCTAGAACAAAATCCACACTGGAATCAAGTACAAGCAAAAGCCTACATTACAAGTATTGCCAAACAAGGACAAATAAGTGCTACGACCGGCGGCCCTGCTGATATTAGGGACTTACAAGGAGCACCTAATTTATACTTATATTATAAAAAAGAACGTCCTACAGAAGGGCAAACGGTTCCTAGACTATCGCAAGGCGCACGACCAACTTCAGGCATGGCGTGGCCTAGAACTAGAATTTTTAGATTCGGTTAAACATAAGTTCTGTTTTTTGGTTAAATACATAAAACGGAGCTGAAATGGCATTAACGTGGATCCCAGAGTCCGGCTATAGTTATAGCTTAGGAACAATCAATGAAAGACAAACAGTAAGTATAGCACTACCTGTAAGCTCTAGCGTTGGCATAACTTTTCAAAAGATAACCGGAAAGATACCGCCAGGTATGCGTATTCAAGGCAGCAACTTAGTAGGAACGCCTTACGAAATACCTAGAACAACAGAATTTAAATTTGTCATTAGAGCAAGCAGTAGTAGTGAATTTGCGGACAGAACTTTTACAATTACAGTAGTTGGTTCAGATGAACCTAATTGGTTAACACCTGCTGGCGCATTGCCTATTGGTGCCAATGACGCATATTATATATTAGACAGCAGCTATATTGATTTTCAATTGGTTGCCACAGATACCGATACGTCTACAGGACAACAACTTAAATTCTTCATTGCCAGCGACGAAGGCGAATTGCCACCTGGTTTAATTTTAACAGAAAGCGGAAGAATCACAGGCTTTGTTCAGCCGTTACTATCTATTCCTTTAAACGCAGGTGAAGGACCTTTTGATACAGATTTGTACGACAACGTAGCATACGACTTTGGCTATAGAAGCACCAACGGGTATGACACGTATGTGTTCGATTTAACTGTGTTCGACTTTAGTGTACCAACTGGTAGACCAAGGAAACTAAATCGAAATTACGAATTTATAGCAACAGTTACAGATGGAGACAGCGTAACCAAGCGAAAGTTTAGAATTTTCGTAGTGGGCGATGACTTCTTTAGAAGTGATAACGTTATTGAAACTGCGGGTACAGGTGCGTATACTGCAGATGTATCCTATGTACGTGCTCCTATATTCACAACACCGCAGTATCTTGGATTGCGAAGAGCCAATAATTATCAAACATTCAAAATAGATATTTACGAAGGCTTTAGCGAACTAGGTCCTGTAATATATGATTTTTCAGACATTAACGCACTAATTAGTGCTATCTGTATAAGAGAAACTGCCAATGACAACAGACTTGGGCAAAGCGTAGTTAGAATCGAGCGGGCTGATGGCGTGCCACAAGTAGGATATAAATTTTCATTCAACGGAGAATTTACAGGCGCTACTGAAGAAATTTATACTATTACAGATGTTGATGTGCTCGGCGGAGACATTTATCGACTAACTGTTAGCCCTGCTCTAGAAGTTACAGTAGTTAACGGTAGTGCTGTGTTCATAGGCACTGAAAGTACCTTACCAACAGGTATGATATTTGACCAAACTACCGGAGAAGTATTCGGTACTGTACCTTATCAACCTGCTATTACAATAACACATCAATTTACTATTAAGGCTATTAGATTCGGTCAGGGTTCGGAACAAGCAGTAAGTCGTCGAGTATTTACTGTAGATATTTTAGGCGAAGTAGAAAGTGTCATGAACTGGACTAGCCCTGAGAATCTAGGCACCATTGACAGCGGCTACGTTAGTACACTTAGCATAGTTGCCACTAGTACCTTTAAAGAATCTGCTATCCTTTATACGCTAGAAGATGGCAAACTACCGCCTGGGCTAACTTTAAATCTCGACGGTGAAGTAGTGGGTAAGGTAAATCAACTTACTAATCAAATACGTTATAGAAGTTTATGGAAACCGAGTACTAGCTACCAAACAAATACCGTTGTTAAACAAAACAACATACGAGGAATTAAGTCGTTAACAAGACGACGCAATGTAGCAACAGTAGTTACAAGTTTAGATCATAATTTTGTCACCGGCGATTTAGTGGAAATTGTTAGCGACGATTTAAATTTTAACTATTACGATGCAGTTAGTGTTACTATTGCTCCTATTGAATTAACTGGTTCAACTTCAACAACATCCGATAATGTGTATACTAACATATCAGGTGTAAGTGTGGCTGCGGCTGGTACATATACAAACGTTGCCAGCGTGGCTGTTACAGGGGGCGGCACTGGAGCAACATTTACCGTAATTAAACGTAGTAGCTTAACAGGATACAATAGTGTAACCACAATTAAAATAGTAAACGCTGGCTCAGGATATAGTACAGGCGATCAAATTAAAATATTAGGAAGTTTGCTAGGCGGAGTGAGTCCTGCAAATGATTTAACATTTACCATGAGTGAATCTGTTAAAGTAGCATTTACAATTCCTACACAAAAATTAACTCCGCTAGCACCAGTGTTTACTTTAGTAAAAGGAACTAGTAACGGTGCAGCACCGTTTGTTTATAACGATGTGCCTGCTGCTTCAACAACGGGCAGCGGAACCGGCGCACGATTCAAAGTAGAAAAAGGCTTTAACGGAAGCACAAATTACACTGGACTAGTCACAGTAATCTTAGTTGATCCAGGCTTTGGCTACCTTCCTGGAGATAGGATAACAATCGGCGGCGCTCATCTCGGTGGCGCTGATGTCGTTAACGATTTAACATTTACTACATCTACAGGTTTAGAATTTTGGTATAGAATTAACGGCAATAGTAATAGCAAGTATAACGGCAGATATTTTGCCACAACCTCTAACTCAAGTACAATTACCTTAAATTATTACGCTACACCTGGAACATTTGGCAGTGGATTGATTAGTGTTGAGACGACGCCAGGCGTTTACGCAGGTCAAACTTTGATTATTCCATTAAATTATTTTAATTATCCAAATAAGGGTACTAGCATAGGAATGAAGCCGGCATCGGGTACGACATATAATTTACCTACATTTTATAAATGTATTACTGCCCACACTAGCAGCCCATTGTTCGATACAGATCTTACAAAATGGAGTGTATATAAATTTCCAGAAAGTGATAAAACACTTACCACGTTCGATAGTGTCAACCTAAGTTTAGATTCAGGCGATACTACACTAGATAGAAGTTATACATTTACTATTCGTGCTAGGGACCAATTGGGGTATAGTGCTATAACTAGAACCTTTACGTTAATTGTTAATACACCTAACAATACCTATTACAGCAATCTAACAGCAAAACCGTTCTTGAAATTAAATCAGAGATCATTATTTCGAGATTTTATAACCGACGGTGAAGTATTTGATCAGTCAGTAATATACCGTCCATCAGATCCTTATTTTGGCATACAAACTGATTTAAAAATGTTAGTATACGCAGGAATTGAAACCAAACAGGCTGTGGAGTATGTCAGTGCTATGGGTCGAAATCACAAGATAAAACGATTTCATTTCGGTGAACTTAAAAAGGCCGTGGCAAAGATACCAGGCACAAATACTGTAGTATATGAAATTATCTATGTAGAAATGTTAGATCCTTTAGAAAAAGGAAAAGATCATTTACCTTCAACTATCAAATATAGTAAAAGCAATATAGACATAACAGTGGATCAAAACAATGAGTTCTATGTTGGGCCAGATTTTAGTAAAGATACGGCGTTTTGGAATCGCCCAATCCCATTTAATGTAACATTAGATAGGAACGATGTGTTTGCTGGAGATCCTGGAACCGGAATTAGATTCCCTAGCAGTATTAGCTTATGGCGTTACAGGATTCAAAATATGGAAAATACTGCCAGCGAGCGCAACTATTTGCCATTATGGATGCGCAGTATTCAGCCTGGCGAAACTACGGAAATCAACTATGTAGCAGCCGTTCCCTTGTGCTATTGTAAGCCCGGTGGAGCAGACACTATTTTGCTAAACATTGAAAATTACATAAAAACTACATCATTTGATTTTAAGAATTTAGATTACACCATAGACAGATACACCATAGATTCTGTTACCGGTGAATATACAGATAAATATCTAGTATTTAGAAACGATAGGACCACAATAACATGACCAGCGCAATAGTATCAGCTACCATCGACGCAGATTTTCCTGTAGCCGGAGTAGATAACGACAGTCAAGGATTCAGAGATAACTTTAGCATTATTAGGGATGGCTTGGCCACCGCAAATGCCGAGATTACAGAATTACAGACTAACACCGCCAAACTCAATGACGATAACGATTTCAACGGAAATGTTATCTCTAACGCAGTAACCAACCAATTGTATGGTAGTGTTTATACAACTACTAGTACTCCTACTACTAATGTAAGTTTAACAGATGGCGAATACCAGGTGATCACACTATCTGGAAACCACACACTAACATTCAAAGACTGGCCTGAAACAGATTTGTATGGAAAAATTCGTTTAGAATTAAAAAGCGATGGCACTGAGCGTACTATAACATTTAGCACAGAGTCAGGCGGCGTAGTACGCAAAGAAATTAGTTCTGTGTTAATTGAAGCTAGTAATGCGTCGAGAACTGCTAGCAGTGTTGCTACCACAAATACAACCATTAGTTTTCCAACAGCAAATATTAATGTTATTGGAACTAGTTCGGGCGCAGGTGTATTCCAAGTGGCAGATAGAATATTCGGTACAGGACTCACCGGCGATGTATCAATTAGTTCTATTACAAATTTAACTAGTACTGCTAGTGCTACTACTCCACCAAATACACTAACTTATACAACTATAACTAGTGCTGGAGTCGTAACGTGTTCTAGTCCAGCAACTTCAATAACAACTGGTACTAAGGTACAGTTAAGTGATAATACAAACATTACAGGTCTGTCTACAACCGAAACTTACTATGCTTACGGAGCAACTGGTAGTCAGTTTAATCTAGCATCTAGTTTGGCTAATGCTACAGCTGGTACACCAGTTAGTGGGCTAACAGGCACAGTGGCGTACACTAGTATTACAGTAGGTGCCACTGTTAAAGTTATTACTACCGGAGCAGGCAGTATTCCAGCTGGAAACACCGTTGTGTTAACAGATACTGGAGGATTAACAGGATTAACTCCTAGCCCAACAGTATACTACGCCTACGGTGCTGATAGTACAGGTGTATATCTTGCCGCAAGTTACGCTGATGCAACTGCTGGTACTCCGGTACCTATTAGTTCAGCAACTGGTACATACACTGGTGTAGCTAGTACTTTTGTACATAACTCCGGTTTTTCAGGAACAGCAACAGCAACATTCCCTGAACTAGATCCAAGCAGCAATAGATTAACTGTTAGCACATCAACGGGCATGTTTGTAGGTATGCCAATTAAATTTACAGGAACAGGATTTGGCGGCGTTAGTTCGGGAACAGATTATTTTGTAACTAAAGTAATCGATAGCACTGGTATTAGAATTTCTACTACATTAGGCGGCGCACCTGTTACATTAACTACAGCATCAGGAACTTTAACTATGGTTCCCCGTACGGTACTAGGAACAACATTTAGCAGTCAAGTAGTGTCATCTGTAGACGGTGTAGCATCCACGCTAACACTAACAACTTCCGATGTAACCTTCCCAACTCCATTTACAGTAAATGCCGATCCAACTAAAATACGAATAGTAGAGGCGTGGACTTCAAATGGCGGTGTAACTGTTTACATGAAATATTTAGGTGAGTACGCATGATACATCCATTAGCAGAAGATTTTAGCACACTAAAAGATACCGAAGTTGAAGAAAAACTTCAAGAGCTAAGTAGAAAATATTGGCAAGCTAACAACCCTTCGGTAAAGCAACAAATTGCTATTTTTATCGATTTGTATAAAACAGAGCTCAGTATGCGCCGTGCTAGACAATGGGACCAAACTTATCAAAAGAGAGATAAAGACCTTGACAATTTGATCAAAGTCAGTTAAACTAGTGGCATGCAATATGACCAACTAGGCAATGTAATCTATCAAGAAAAAGATATATTTGATTTAATATACTCTAATAAGGTAGATTACCTTCCAGAAATCCTGATAGAAAAAACAACTAGCACACAACAGCTAGAAACTCACGCTGAACTAAACTTAAAATTGTTTGAGCAATTGGATGTCGATCAAACACAATTTGACGCAATGTGCCAGACTGATTGGTTTATGCCCGACGAATATCGAAATATGGATATAGAAGGATTTCTAGTAAACCAATGTCCTAAACAAAATTACCAACGGCTTATAGAAGAATTACAAGAATTTCGATCAAGAAATATGATAGATATTCTACGTGTACTTAAATATGTAGTAGATACATTACGTGATAAAAATGTATTATGGGGAGTGGGCAGGGGAAGTAGTGTAGCCAGTTATGCGCTATTTTTAATAGGCGTACACAAAATCGACAGTGTTAAATACGATTTAGACTGGCGAGAATTTTTAAGATAAGTACATATATAACAGGAGAGCTATTATGGCGCAAAGACAAACTTATAGAACTATGCAAGGTAAAGAAATTGACCTTGATAAATTACGCAACAGAAATGAAACTGTTCTTGCTGTGGGTAATGCCCGAGTAAATGCCCGTGGTGACGAAATTGGTCCGGGTGGCAAAATTATTCGTAAGCGTGAAGATGTTATGGCAGAATACTACACTGGCCGTCCACAGCCCAAAGACGAATAAGAGGCTTACATGAATGTTGTAAAAGGAAAACTGAGACCGTTACGTGATAATGTATTGGTAACAGATATGAGTTTTGAAGAACAGACTACAGCTAGTGGTATTGTTATTCAAAGTGACGATGGTAAAAGTCACGGAATTAAACCTAGGTGGGCCCGTGTATGGGCAATAGGTCCAGAACAAAAAGATGTACAAGTAGGTGAATGGATTTGTATCGAACATGGTAGATGGACTCGAGGCGTTAAAATAGACGACAACGGTGTAGAGATTGTTATTAGGCGTGTTGAGCCTGTTTCAATTATGCTTCAAGCAGATGAAAAACCTAATGATTTGTACATTGGCGAAGAATTTAATTCTAGCCCAACTAGCAATATTAAACCAGACGACTTCCTATGAACCCTTTTAGAGACCAAGAAAAATTTATGCGGGCCTGCGACCAAAGTGTTGACGGCGATGAGAAACAATTTGATATGTATTTGGACCTAATTAGGGAAGAATATAAAGAGTTGTTAGTGGCGCAAGGGCTCGATGACAATCACAAACGAGTAAAAGAAGCAGATCCGGTTGAGACACTAGATGCTCTAATTGATATCATTGTGGTTACAATCGGCGCTATACACTCAGCAGGCTACGATGCTGAAGGCGCTTGGAAAGAAGTTATGAGTACAAACTTTGCCAAGATTGATAAAGAAACAGGCAAAGTTCGTAAACGAGAAGATGGTAAGGTATTGAAACCCATAGGGTGGGTGCCGCCAGAGTTGGCTCCTTTTGTGAGCAAGTAACTCAAAGGGTCTAGACAGACCCTTTCTTTTTCTGTATAATAAACGTATGGCCGACTTGTTTAAGACTAAAGAAGAAGCTCGTGCGTTTTTACGCAGGGTAATGGGTCCTCCACGGAAGACTCTAGAAGGAAAAGAAAAAGAACGAATTCTATTACTATTATCAGTAATGGAACCATTTAAGGAAACAAATAATCAACGTAGTTGGACCAGCTACTTCTTAATAGGTGAAACCGAATATCATGTCACTTCATGGCCAAATTCGGATGATCCCAATGTTGAGGAGTTACTGCCAGAGGACGACGAATGAAAGTAGGATTCACCTGTTCAACATTTGATTTATTACACGCTGGGCATGTTAGTATGCTTCGAGAAGCCAAAGAGCAATGCGACTATCTTATCTGCGGTTTACAATTTGATCCTAGCATAGACCGTGCTAATAAAAATAGTCCAATTCAAACTGTGGTAGAACGCTACACACAATTAAACGCTGTAAAATATGTTGATGAAATTATTCCATATTCGACAGAGAAAGACCTAGAAGACATCTTGGAAATGTATCATATAGATGTTAGAATACTAGGAGAGGAATACAGAGATAAAGATTTCACTGGCAAGGATATTTGTCGAAAACGTGGAATCCAATTACATTTTAATAAACGTGATCATAGATTTAGCAGTAGCAATTTAAGAAAACGTGTATCAGAAAAGGATTAATAATGATTGATAACAATGATAACAAGTGCCCTATCTGCGGCGATGTTTATTCACCCACTTGCGACTACAACCAGGGCCGATGCCCTAACCATCCTCCCATGATTAAAATTCAACCTAAAGATACAAGCAAGGGACATTTTTATGTTAGTCTTGCTAAGAGTGCCATTCGAATTGTAGCAGGTGGCTGTTTGATTACAGGCAACCTGCTAATGGCAGGCGTCTGTTTTATTATGGCAGAAGTATTGGGCATTGTAGAGGAGTTAGTATGAGCGAACGAATTAAAGAACTAGCAATAGAGTGCTATAACCCTTACAGCAACTTCGACCATGAAAAGTTTGCTGACTTGATTATCGACGATGTATTAGCTATACTAGCAGATGAGAAAAACTTTAACAAATGTGTCTATACCACTTTTGATTTAGCGCAGGGTCAATGTGTTGCTAAAGAACTTATTAACAAAATAAAAGACCATTTCAAGGATACACAATGAAAGAACTATGGGTTGAAAAGTATCGTCCCGATACACTAGACGGGTACGTATTTAAAGACGAACATCAGAAATCTCAAATAGAAAACTGGATCAAGGAAGGCAGTATTCCGCATTTACTGTTTAGTGGAAATGCCGGAGTGGGTAAAACTACTCTAGCAAAGATCCTTGTTAACATGCTAGATGTACAGGATACTGATGTGCTTTCAGTAAACGCCAGTAAAGACGGTAGAAAGATTGATTGGTTACGTGATAAGCTAGAAGGTTTCTGCCAAACTATGCCGTTTGGCGATTTCAAAGTTGTCATTCTAGATGAGGCAGACTATCTTAATCCAACAAGTGTACAGCCCGCATTGCGTAACTTGATGGAAGATTACAGTCACAGTGTTAGATTCATTCTAACTTGTAACTATCCTAATCGTATTATTACACCACTACACAGTAGGTGTCAGAAATTACATATTGAAAAAACTGACATTACAGAATTTACAGCAAGAGCAGCTACTATTCTAGTAGAAGAAAATGTTGAATTTGACTTGGATACGCTAGATACTTTTGTTAAAGCTACTTACCCAGACCTTCGTAAATGTATTAACAATATCCAAATGAACAGTTTAGACGGTAAATTACAAAGCGCTGAGTCGGACGAAAGCACACTTGATTATAGAATCGAAATGGTCGAGCTTTTCAAGAAAGGCAAAATTAACGAAGCACGTAAAATCTTGTGTAGTCAAGCTCGACCAGAGGAGATGGAAGAGATCTATCGCTGGATGTATGACAACATTGATTTGTTTGGTAAGGACGACCATACTAAAGATAGCGCAGTCTTAATTATCAAGCAGGGTTTGGTGGACCATGCGCTAGTTAGCGATGCCGAGATTAACCTATCAGCAACACTTATTAGATTAGCGAGGATTAACGAATGACCTACTTAGTTACTGAAAATTGTATTAAATGTAAACATACCGATTGTGTAGACGTATGTCCAGTTGACTGTTTCTACGAAGGACCTAACTTCTTAGCAATCAACCCCGATGAGTGTATCGATTGTGCGGTGTGTGTACCCGAATGTCCAATCGATGCTATTGTGCCTGACAACGACACTACCATAAATGTAATCGAGTGGACTAACTTAAACAGACGTCTGAGTAAAAAGTGGCCCAACATTACCAAAAAGAAAGCAGCATTACCTGACGCTGCCGAGTGGAAAGATAAACCTAATAAACTTGATCTTCTAGAAGAATGAAACAAAAGTTTGTAAATGCCTACATGGATGTTGCTGAACGGTTTGCTGAATTAAGTTCAGCACGTAGACTTCATGTAGGTGCTATTGTAGTTAAAGATGATAGAATTATCTCTATTGGCTATAATGGTATGCCCGCTGGTTGGGACAATGATTGTGAATATAAACATTATAAAATAGACGGCTTTCTAGTAGACGACGACGGATGTTATGAACTTAAAACTAGACCAGAGGTATTACATGCTGAAACAAATGCAATTGCCAAGTTGGCTAAGTCTAACGAATCTGGTTTGGGTGCTACTATGTTTATTACCCATGCTCCATGTTTGGACTGTGCCAAACTTATCTACCAAAGTGGTATTAGCAGTGTTCTATACAGGAACACTTATAGAGATACTAGTGGTATTGCGTTTCTCGAGAAATCGGGCGTAGAGATCACACAAGTAGAGTAACAAAAAAAGGACCCGAAGGTCCTTTTTTTAATCTCCGTATACTGAAAGTACTTCCCTCACAGCATCATGTCGTTCGATATCCTTATGATCGAATCGCACTACTTCTATGTGATTTAATTTTGGATGAGCTTTAAGCAAGTTACAAAAATCAACAAGACCGTTGTCCTTAACACGGTCTGCTTGTGCTAGGTCGCCGGTAACGACCATTCTGCTGTTTTCACCGAGTCTAGTTAACAGCATTTTCATTTGATTTTGTGTGGCATTTTGCATTTCGTCCGCTATAACGTAAGCATTCTTAAACGTGCGGCCGCGCATATATGCGAGCGGGCTTATTTCGACAATGCCTTCATAGAGCATATTTTCTATATCCTTTTGTTGATAATATTCACCTAACACATCGAATATAGGTCTAGTCCAAGGTGCCATTTTTTCATTTAGCGTACCTGGCAAGAATCCTAGATCTTCATCGACGGAAACTGCGGGTCTGGTCACTATGATTTTATCCACTAGTCCTTCCTGATACATTTTAATACCATTTTGTACAGCAAGTAAAGTTTTACCCGTGCCAGCAGGCCCGATGGCAAAAACAATGCTTTTGCTGTCGTCTTGTAGCTTTTGTAGGTAATTCTCTTGGTTTCTGTTGCGTGGCAACAGCGTTACTCTATGCTTCTTTTGAGGCGCATGTGTATGGAAATCAATCACGTTAACATTCGAAGTAAAACGTTTTTTCACTCGGTTTTTACTCATTAAGTTTCTCCCACTTTAGTAAGCAGGACTGTAGGGACCGTTTCCTACAGTCCCGCATAGTATTTAAGACATTTGGCAAAAAGTAATATGATAAGATATGATTTAAGCTTCGATAAATAAGTATAGAAGTTTCTAGGAAGAAATATGCTTGATATTTTAGACGTTATTAAAAACGTGGAGTCCATTTATTCTGCTAATACCAGTTTAGGTCAACTCAAGGATTTCGAAAGAGTGCTTGACGAAATGGATATGTACGTATATAAAAATTGGCAAGACGGTGAACTTGCGGAAGGCCCTATTTTGGAAAGGCATTGGATCAGCGCCAGTTTTATGTGGCCCATAGACAAAATGCCTGATCCTATGGCAGGCAAACGATTGCTCGACTACGGTTGTAAAGTTCGATACAAAAAATCAATGTTGATAGAACCTAGACAAGTTAAAACTCCAGAGGACCTACGTCCTAATACGCAAAAAGGTAAATTGGATCGTAAGCCTGTATGGTTAGTAGAAATTGTTATGCCGAGAAAACTAGTTGAAGATACATTTAACGGTTACATGACCAAAATGAGAGAACATATGGGCATAGGAAAAACAGAAGGTCAACAACCTGCTCCAGCAGAACCGGCAGATAACGCACAAGTAGAACCAGCAGCGCCAGCAGCGCCAGCAGCAGGAGGAGCTCCAAGTGTCCCAGCAGTTTAACGAAGACCTACGTCAAGAAGATTTACGAAATCTTGTTGATAATATATTTGAAATTGATAGCTATGCCAGCAAAATGGGCAGCGACAAAGACATTGTGGTTGTTAGTTTCACTGTGGAAGATCATGAGCCTGCCAAGGATCTAGTAAATTTTGTAGAGCGCGGTTACGATTTTGTACTGGATGCTGATGCTACACCAGGCGAGTTAAGCGATGGAAAATATAAAGTATTTGTGGAAATCGAACGTGGTCGTCGCATCGGTGAACAAATTATGGAAATTCTCGACGGTGTAGGCAAGCTAACGGGTATTGATCAATTTAAGTTTAGATATCATAAGAGTTTTCATTCGTTACCAGTAGATGAGCAAAGTTTAATAGAAACTATTCCTAACACGCCCGATGAATACGATATGCGTATTCGCGAAAGTCGAATTAATAATTTTACCAACTTCTTTAATAAAAGTTATCTAGAAAGTATAGATGTAGACACAGACGGGATTACGTTTTCTAAAAAGTACACAGCACCACTGACTATGCGTATTAAAAATTGGGGTCCGCGTAAAGACGTCTATGAAACAATTCAAGGACGTATGATGATAGAAAATTCAGACATTGCTGAAATACTCTATCTAACAAAGGTACTCGGAAATTATAACATTACCAAAATTGGCGATACATTTATTTTTGAAAATGAAGGTAACGCAGTGGCCTTGGAGAAAATCTAATGTGGCAAATAACTTGGATATTAGGATTACTGCCTGACTGGTTTTGGACAGTAGTATTGATTGCTGGTGTTTTAGGAATACTAGCATCATGGGTTTTAAAATTTGTTCCTTTTGTGTCTAATTACAGATTACCTATTCAAGTAGGATCAATTCTTGCGCTGTTAGTTGGAGTATACTTTCAAGGAGTTATTGCCAATGAAGAAAAATGGAAGAACGAAATCGCAGCACTACAGAAGAAAGTTGACGAAGCAGCCCTTAAATCAAACGAAACTAATGTAGTAGTTCAAGAAAAAGTTGTCACTAAGACCAAAGTAATCAAAGAAAAGGGTCAAGATATTATCAAATACGTTGACAGGGAAGTTGTAAAGAAAGAAGAAATTATCAAGTATATTGAAATGTGTCCTGTTCCTAAAGAAATAATTGATTTACACAATCAAGCTACTGAATTAAACAAAGCAGCAGAGGGTAAAAAATGAAATACTTTGCCTTAGTTATAACTGCTCTTCTAATGGGTTGCTCTACAGTTGTACCTGTTAAGACTAACTTCCCCGAAGTTCCGCAGGCACTAAAAGAAAAATGCGAAAGTCTTAGAAAAATAGAAGGCGATAAAGTAGCTATTACAGAAATGTTAAAAGTTGTGATCCACAATTACACATTATATCACGAATGCTCAACTAAAGTAGAAGGTTGGCAAGAATGGTACGAGACACAAAAGAAAATACACGAAAGTATAAAATGAAAATTGCAATAATTATCTCAGCACTATTGTTATCCGGTTGTGCCATTACTAATTCCGAAGTAAATAAATCTTTGTCAAGAGATCAAACTATGGAAAAGATGGCAAAAACTGCCTTGATAAATGAGATGCTAAACAGCCCCGATCCTCATGTAAGAGCTAAAGGTGCTAGTATTGCGGAAAAGTTTTTGACAGAGCCATCGAAAAATATATTTGGATTTTAAGGAGCGAGTAAATGGCATTACATGATTCAATTTTAAAATTAATTACTAAAGAACAAAAGGACCCGGACGCACCAAAGCCGCCAGTAGGTTCACGTAGCGAACGTGAAGCTAAATTAAAAGACAAAGCAGGTATGGTTATTTCCATCTTTGCTTTACTACTAGCAGTTAACGCATGGTATGGTGGCAAGTTAAGTTCAACTGTGCTAAACAATACCCTAGGTGCTAACAATACATGGGCGCAGTATCAAGCCAAAGCAGGGCGTGGCGTTAGCTATGAAATTGCCGCTAAGACAACTGCTGATCCAAAATTAAAAGCAGAGTTCATGGCTGAAAAAGAGCGAATGGATGATGACAAGAAAGAAATTGCTGTCAAAGCAAGAGCTATGGAAGCAGAACGAGAAATTGCTAAGAAGTCTAGTCCGTGGATTGGTTACGCAAGTACAGCATACCAACTAGCCATCGTTGTTCTATCAGCAAGTATTCTTGCTGTTAGTATGGCTATGTTCTGGGGTAGTTTTGTAGTAGCAGGATTTGGAATACTATTGAGTCTAAACGGCTTATTCCTTTGGTTTTAAAAATGAAAACAGAACTACTTTTAGAATTTGCCAAGATAGCGGCAACTACATATGACAATCCTAAAGACTCTAAGGCTAAGTTTAAAACACTAGGCTATACTATTGTCCAGTTCTTTGACATAGACGGAGCACAAGCATACTTGTTGACCAACGGTACTATTACAGTGCTGTCGTTTAGAGGCACTGAGGTAACACAAAAGTCAGATGTATTAGCAGACTTAAAAGCTGGTAAGAATATCGAAGCCTGTGGCGGTAAGGTTCATGTAGGATTCAAAGGTGAGATCAACAAACTGTGGCCTAGTATCTCTGCTGCACTTGCAGACAATCCAGGTAACCTATATGTAACTGGACATAGTCTCGGTGCTGCCATGGCCACTATCGCTGCCAGTCGTATGCAGGATCGTGTAATTGCGTTAGTTACCTTTGGTTCGCCAAGAGTTGGCAACACTGAGTTTGTCAAAAGTTTAACTGTTGAACATTACAGAGTACAGAACAACTGCGATGATGTAACCAAAGTTCCATTTAGAGCCATGGGATTTGATCATCACGGTACACACAAGTATATGAATTTCTATGGAGAATTCAGAAATCTAACACCTTGGCAGCGAGTAAAAGATATGGCTCGCAGTAGAATGAAAGCTAGAGCAAAAGGACAAAAGTTTATTGGTGTGTTTGATCACTTGATGACCAACTATATCTCTAAATTAGAAAAGTTAAAGGACAACTAGGAGCGAACAATGAGTGAAGAAGTTAAAGTACTAAGCGAAAGCGAAAAGAAAAAAGAAGATTGGATGAATTCGAAATGGCGTCCAATGATGGGTTGGATGTATATGTTAGTGTGTACTGCTGACTTTATATTATTCCCTGTAATGTGGAGTCTGTTACAAACATTTGCTAAAGTACCAATTACTCAATGGCAACCATTAACACTACAAGGCGCTGGTTTGTTCCATATCGCAATGGGTGCTGTTCTAGGTATTGCGGCATTTGGCCGTACACAAGAAAAACTAGGAGGAGCAAACAATGGCGGAATACAAGCACCAGCAACAGGATTCCAGAGCGGGACTCCAGCATTTGGCCAATCTTCAGCAGGAGGCTTCGGTGCCCCAAGCAGTAGTTTTGGTTCAGCACCCCTCGGTGGGAACAGCGCAAGTAGCTTTGGCGGAGGTGGCTTTGGAGGCACACCTCCATCAGCGGCACCAAGCGGCTTTGGTGGCAGTTCAGGATTTGGAGCGCCAGCGGCTGCAGGCTCAAAACCAATGCCAACAGTAGGCAAGCCTGCTAACATCGGTCCAGTTGACGACGACTATATGCCGCCAAGAGAATAGTTGACTTTTTAGTCTGTGTGCTATATAATGTACTATGGACTATTATTCAACTTTAGGTGTCACCGAAACGGCAAGCGATGATGAAATAAAAAAAGCCTACAAAAAATTGGCTATGAAACATCATCCAGATCGTGGAGGTGACACTACTACTTTTCAATCTATCAGTCAAGCATATGACACACTATGCGATCCGCAAAAAAGGGCGCAGTACGATGCCGAGCGCAGAGGTGGTGGAACACAATTCCATTTTCACACAGGCAACCCATTCGACCCGTTTGCCCAAATGTTTGGAGGTCAACACCCTTTTGCAGACATGTTTGGCAGACAACAGCGTGTTCGTCAAAAGAATAGAGATCTAAATATTAGATGTACTGTCTCTTTTAAACAATCATTTACTGGCGCTGACATGGAGGCAAATTTTACACTGCCTTCTGGTAAAAATCAAAATGTCGTAATTAAAGTTCCTGCTGGGATAGAAAGCGGGCAAGTAATTAGGTATGGAGGCATGGGAGACGATTCAATACCTAACTTGCCAAGAGGAGATCTCAACGTAACTGTAATGGTAGAAGCTAGCCATGACTACGATAGACGTGGTGACGACTTGATTGCGTTTTTAGAAATCAGCCCTATCGAAGCTATGATTGGTTGTACAAAAAGTATTATCACATTAGACGACAATGTTGTACGCATTAATATACAAGCAGGTGTTCAACCGGGCACGGAGTTTTTGTCTAGAGGCATGGGGTTTAGGAATGTAAATAGTGGTTATAAAGGAAACTTAATTGTTCACACAAGATTAAATGTTCCCACTGTATTAGATCCTACACTAAAAGAGAAACTAGAAAAAATTCATGCTGAACTTAATAACACATCCAAATCCAATACTTGATAAAGTATTACCAGACTTCGACTTTGAAAATCCAGTAATGGATCCTCATCAGTTAGAAGAAGAAATGGTTAAATTAATGTACGAAAACAACGGCATAGGTCTTGCTGCCTGTCAAGTGGGTATCGAAGCTAGAGTGTTTGTAATAATGACAAGACACTTGGCCAATGTTACTACACCATTTGCGGTGTTTAATCCTAAAGTTATTGCCGTAAGTGATGAGCTGGAACAAGACGAAGAAGGATGTTTAAGCTATCCCGGATTGTTCTTTAATGTCAAACGACCATACCATATTGTAGTCGAATTCCTTGACAGGGATAAAAATACCTGTATAATTAGACTTGATAGCATCGATGCTAGATGCTTCCTACATGAGTTAGATCACTTAAACGGTGTATGTTTTACATCGAAGGTAAGTAAATTAAAGCTAGATTTAGCAATTAAAAAACAGAGGAAACGTAATGGTAGAACCCAGCAACGAATTACAACTAGTGTTTGAAAAAGCAATAGATGTTGCCAAAAAATTAAAACACGAATATCTTACAATTGAGCATTTGCTTTTTGCCATGCTCTGCGAAGAAAGTTTTACTAACTGTGTAACAGGTTACGGAGCCGATCCAGATTATATTAAAAAGAATCTCGAACATTATCTTAAGACCAAGTGTGACGAAATTATTGGCACAGCAGCCGATATTAAACCACGTAAAACACAAACTGTGGAACGTGTACTTAATCGTGCGTTTACACAAGTGTTATTCAACGGCAGACAACGTATTGAACCTACAGATGTATTTCTTGCCATGATGAGCGAGAAGCGTAGTTGGAGTAACTACTACATTCAGCAAGCAAACATCGATAAAGACAAGTTTGCAGATTATCTCAATAATGAAGTGGAAACCCCGTTGGAAGAAGAAGAAGAAACTAAAGATACACAAAGTGATCGAGCACTAAAAGCATTTACTACAAATTTAAATGAACAAGTTAAAAAAGGTAAAGTTGATCCTGTTATCGGTCGTGTCGACGAACTAGAAAACATTGCTCTAGCATTAGGTCGTCGTAGTAAGAGTAATGTGATACTTGTTGGTGATCCAGGTGTAGGTAAAACTGCTATCGCCGAAGGTCTTGCTCATAATATTGTAAACGGATCAGTTCCTGACTTCTTAAAAGAATATAGTGTTTATAATTTAGATATTAGTGCCATGCTAGCAGGTAGCAAGTATCGCGGAGACTTCGAAGAACGTTTCAAGGCTGTGCTTAAAGCACTAAGCAAGAAAGGTAAAACTGTCTTGTTTATCGACGAAGCACACATGATTAGCGGCGCCGGTAGTGCTAACAGTGGGTCAAATGACCTTGCTAACATGATGAAACCTGCGTTGAGCAAAGGCAATATTAAAGTTATTGCTAGTACTACATGGGAAGAATATCGTAAGTACTTTGAAAAGGATCGTGCCTTGATGCGTCGATTCCAACGTATCACTGTTGATGAGCCTACACAAGAAGTAACATTACAAATCCTTAAAGGTATTAAGAAATATTATGAACAACATCATAATGTTAAAATTAAAGATGATGCGCTTCAAGCTTCGATTAAATTAAGTGTTAAGTATCAAACAGACAAGAAGTTGCCCGACAAGGCTATTGACTTAATTGACTTGGCTTGCTCGCGTTTTAACTTAAAACTTGCCGATGAGCGAGTTGTCAACGAAGCAAGCATACAGTTCGAAATGGCAAAGATGATTCAGATGCCTGAAGAGCAAATTGCCGAACAAGAAGCTGGAAATCTTGCCAACTTAGAAAGCCAATTGAAACAGGAAGTCTACGGACAAGATACTGCTATTACAGAAATCGTAGACAAGATTCTTGTTGCTCGTGCCGGACTTAAAGCAGAGAACAAACCTGTTGGTAGCTTTGTGTTCATGGGTCCAACAGGTACAGGTAAAACTGAAACAGCTAAGGCATTGGCCAAACACCTTGGTACTAAACTTGTACGCTTTGACATGAGTGAATATCAAGAAAAACACAGTATTTCCAAGTTAATTGGTAGCCCGCCTGGTTATGTTGGCTTTGAAGAAAATGCTGGTTTGTTAATTACTAAAATTCAAGAAGCTCCTAACTGTGTGTTGTTGTTAGACGAAATTGAAAAATCACATCCAGATGTATCAACAATCTTGTTACAAATGATGGACAACGGTTTTATTACAGGTTCAAATGGGAAACAGGCAGATTGTCGTAACCTAATTCTTATTATTACCACAAACGCTGGCGCACAAGCAAGTGAAAAGAATGCTATTGGCTTTGGCAAACAAGATAAAGATTATAGCGATACAGATCTTAAAAAATTCTTTGCTCCTGAATTCCGTAATCGTTTAGATGGTGTAGTAACATTTGGCAAGCTGACCAAAGAAACCATGATTAAAATTGTCGGTAAATTTATGGTCGAGCTTAAAAATCAAATTAAAGATAAAGCTATTCGTATTAAGATTAGCGATGAAGCAATCGATTGGTTGATTGAAAAAGGCTTCGATGCTAAGATGGGCGCAAGGCCATTACAGCGAGTAATCGACAAAGAGATTAAGAGACCTCTAGCTAAGTTAATGCTATTTGGAGATCTCAAAGGTGGTGGAGCATTAAGTATTGTGGTTGAAGACGACAACTTGTTATTAATTGCCAAGCCAAAGGTAGCAAGGATTCCACTAAGTGAAACTGCCAAAATTAGTCAAGATTAAAGACACAACTAGTCTTTTTATGAACAAGTACAAATACAAAATTGTACTTGTTTGTCCAGTGGCCAATTGGTTTAGGGGTAATGACTTGGCGTTTGTAGCAAGTAAGCTCGACGAACTAACAGCTACTGGACAACATCCACCGTGGGTTAAAATCAGAACAGCCGACGATTTAGAGTTTTGTAGAACGTTACAAAATACCATGTCTGCGTTATCGGACTACGTACTACGTATAGAACACCCCTTAATCAATGTCTACACCAACGCACCTATTAATTTAGAAAAATTAGCAGTAATCGATTCAGATCGCGTAAAATACATTAGCATACCAAACAAAACTAATCCCGAATTATCAAATAATACAGTAATTGTAAAAAAGCTAGACTACGATTATAAAATTTTCCTTGGTAAAACTAAACAAAATCATACAAATTTTGTAGAGTGGAGTAAAAATAACAAGAAAATAAAGCTGACTCCAACAGCTAAACGTAGTTTATCTCGTAATAATAGTTGGGGAGGTAGCTACTTTTATGTCAAAGGCGAGCAAACACTAACTATGGTTAGGATGTTTGTGGGCGATTCAATAGCAAAGATAGAGACCGTAATTAAAGCCTAAGCTGGTCCCCTATTTCGATAAATACACGAGATAGGGGATTTCTTACGAGTATAAGTTGTCCCTGCTAAATTTGGTATACAGCTATGGAAATTAACGATTTATTACCCGCAGATTCTGAAAAGAAACAATTAGGCTACGATCTTAAAGATGATCTTGTTTGCTTTATGCAAAACGACCCTAAGTTCTATCGTAAAGAGTACTTTCCTGTAATGTACAGATTTAAAGAATATGTAGAATCAGGAAAATCAGTCCACCCAAGAGCATTCGAAGGTCTTGTTAAAAAAGCCTATGAATCATATCAAAGTACTTTTAAAGTGGAAGGTCTAGAACCTGCTCTGGAAAAAGACATGTGCGAAGGCATATGTAATGCGTTACATGAGCAAGAAACAAAAAATATAGAAGACGGTCATTACGACGAGAAATAAAATGAATTTAAGAGAATTATTCGAATCCCGTAGTAGTGATGTAGCTATCATTTTTGGTAGGTTTAATCCGCCTCACTTCGGTCACGCAGGTGCTTGGAAAGTGGCGTCAAACTTCGACAACTGGTATGTAGGCACGAATCAAAGCACACAAGGTCCTAAAGATCCGTTACCATTCAATATGAAAATAGCAGCTATGAAAACTGTCATGCCTGAACTAGAAGGGCATGTAGTTGCTGAACAAAGTTGGCTAACTTTAGCAGTTATGGTATACAAAAAGTTTGGAGAATCTGTATCATTACACGTTGTAACAGACCCTAAAGATGCTAAAGTTTTTGTTCCGTTATTACAGGATCAAAACGGCAAAGAAGGCCCGCACGGATATTACAAATTTAAATCAGTCGAGTGGGCAAAGGCAGACCGTTCTAGTGAAGCAACTCTAGTAAGAAATTCAATTAGAGAAAATAATCCTAAAGATTTTGAAAAATATGCCGGAGTTCCTCCCGATACATTAGTTGCCGGAGTTCCATATTTTAATCTTGTTAGAAAATATATGCTACCTTATATGGAGGCAGAAGAAGCTAAAGCTCGCGCTGACAAAGAAAGAGAACAAGCAAAGGCAGACAAAGCTAGATTAAAAGCAGAAAAAGATGCCGCCAAGTTAGATAAGAAAAAAATTAAGCAACCCGACACTCAAGGTATGGCAGAGGATGCTGAACCAGTAGATCGTGAATTTCATCTAGTTAAGAAATTAGGCAGACTCGGCGAACGCATTGCACAAAATCCAAAACTTTGGGACAAGTATTCTGAAGCTATCGATAATGACGATTCCGATTGGGTTGTTAGTCTAATACAAGAAGGAACCGGTGCTACGTATAAAGAGGTATTACATCTCAGCGACCTATTTGGTGAAATAGGAGGCGGCTTGGGACGCATTGTAGATTTTGCGTGGGCTGTTAAAGAAGGTACATGGGAAGAAGATTTCTTGAATCCGTATAGACAGTATAGGAAACAGGCAATGCAAGAATTTGCGCCAGCCGGTGGTGGTAATCCGCCACGTGGTCCTAAAAATAAAGGACGGGATCCATGGGACGATGACAGCGGAGAGGATCCATATAGTCGTCCTGAACCAGAATACTATAATCGTAGCATAGATTTCTTTGGACGATTTGAAGCAGATCATTTTGACGATGAAGTCTTTAATGAGAAAACTGGTGTGTTTAAAGGTTATTGGGACGACGAAGAAGGCAGAATACAGATTGCTTATTTTAAATTCGACGATCCAGAAAACGTCGGTAGCGATGATCCAGGCATGGGCTGGTATTATGAACCACAAAATGAGAGTGTGGCGGAGACTGCTCGAATGAGTGCTGCTGCCAAACTAAGTAAAGCATGGGACAGACAACAGGCTAAAAGTGCGGCAAGTCGTAAGCGTGGACAGGAATTATTAAATCCTCCTAAAAAAGAAGAGCCTAAGACACAGCAACCAGTTAGTGAAAAGTTTCACATATTCAAAAGATTTAAAAAGACAAGGAAATAATAATGGATGAATTACAAAAGGCAACTAAGATAGCGTTTGCCAGCGAATTTAGCTTTTTCTTAAAAGCACAAAACTTTCATTGGAATGTTGAAGGAATGTTTTTTGAATCGTTTCATTCGTTGTTTGGAAGAATCTACGAAGAAGTGTATGGCAGTATTGATACGTTTGCCGAACAACTAAGAGCATTAGGCACTTACGCACCGGCTAGTCTACAACGATTTAGTATGCTAACACAAATAGATGATGAAACAGAAATCTTAGATAGCAAACAAATGGTTATTGAATTACTAAACGATAACGAAAAATTAGTTAAAATTTTAAAGATGGTATTCGATCTAAGCGAACAAATGGGTGAACATGGATTTAGTGATTTTATTGCCGGTAGAATGGACGCACATCGTAAACACGGTTGGATGTTAAAGGCCACACTAAAATGAAGCAGTACAAGGTCACTAGCTATGACTTAAATCAAGATAGTCCAGATGACTGCTATCTCGATCCTGCTGACCCTATACAAGAACTTAAAGTATTATCGGGGCTCGGTGGTTTAGGCGGCGCAGCTAGACTACACGAATATCGTGGACAACAAGTTAGTTACGGCGAAACATTTGGACAAAGCGGCAGTGAAAAAGCTGAAATAATGCGTAAGAATAATATCAGGCCAGGTGATGCTGAATGGTTTAAGTTATGGTTTAGTTTGCCCTATATGACTGGGGAGAAACCCCAATGAAAGCTCACCAGATTGTAGACGAACACAAAAAAGGTGTACGAGCCAAGAAATATAATAAAAAACCCAAAGCCTACATTACTCCTAAGAAACCTTTAGCAGGTCCAGGACAAGGTGGTAGCTATGGCGCTGACGCAGGATATAGTGGAGTGTCCGAAGATACAAATACTCAACCACAGTTAATGACTGCATTTACAAAATTTTTACCGTTGGTCATGCATGCACTGGCATTAAAAAAGTTGCCTAAAATCAAATTAGAAACAATCATTATAGATCATGAGCAACCTACTTTTGGAAAATACGATGACGGTGAACAAATAATCTATCTAGCTATAGAAAACAGACACGCATTGGATATATTAAGAACACTGGCGCACGAGCTGATACACTTTAAACAAAATACCGAACACAGACTGGATATCAATAGCGGTGGCACTGGCAGTGAGATAGAGAACGAAGCAAATGCCCAAGCTGCCATAATAATGAGACACTTCAATAAAAAGTATCCAGAATTTTTTAAAGACAGTGCTGTTGACTTGGAAGAGTTTGACCAAAATCAGTCTTTAGAAGAGCGTAAGAAGAAACGCCGAGTTCGACAGGCCGCATACGGACCTGGTCTGTATGGTGGATATGGATACTATGCCGGCTATAGTGGCGACAGCGGAACCAGTGACGGTGGTGGAGATGGAGGCGAAAGTGTACATGAACTGTTCGATGGCGGTAAAGATTGGAAGTGGACTTATCAAGACAAGAATCAAGCCATGGCAGAATTCACTGTGGGTGATGTACACTATACATTTTCAGCTGGACAAGATCCAGATGAAGCACCCGGCGATTGGGACATTGAGTTTGCGGCTAAAAAAGAAGCAGGCACAGCAAGTTGGGGCGTAACTGGTACTGGTAATTCAGCACAGGTATTTGGCACTGTGGTTGAAATTATGAAGGCCTTTATCACAAGTAAAAAAGCTTCTATACGTAGAATGACATTTGCCGCTAAAGAAGATTCAAGGCAGGGTCTTTATGCACGTATGGTCAAGAGACTGTTGCCCAAATGGAACTTGGAACAAAATGGCGAAGCATTCGTATTAACTCGCCCTGGCGGACTAGCATTTTGGGTCTACAGCGTGGAAGCACCATATAACAAAATACCACCAGTAAAAGTCAAAGCCAATACAGCAAGTGAAGCAGAACAAATTGTGTTAACAACAATGCCTGAGTTTAAAGGTGCTGACCTAATGGGAATGGGCGCCAGTAAAAATAAACCTGACCTAAGCGAGAACTTTGCTGATGGTCGTAACCCACAAGATAAGGGTGACAGCAAACGTCACGGAGTTCCAACCAAAGCTAGCATAAGTACATTACGCAAGGTTGCCAAGCAAGGTGGCAGAAAAGGTCAACTGGCACACTGGATGGCCAATATGAAATCAGGGAGAAAAAAATGAGTTTTGAATTTGAATTTACACCAGCTAAATTAGCAGAGTGTATCCATAAAAATAAAAACCCACAAATGTGGTATGAAGCATTTGCGGAACATTTTCCAGCATTTGAAATTACAACACCTGCTCGCGTAGCAGGATTTATCGCACAATGTCAACACGAAAGTTTAGACTTTACTGTACTACAAGAAAATCTAAATTACGGCGCTAAGGGTCTACGTGGATTGTTCGGTAAGTATTTTCCAACAGATGCTTTAGCTCAACAATACGAACGCAAGCCTGAAATGATTGCCAATCGCATCTACGCAAATCGCATGGCCAACGGAAACGAACAAAGCGGCGACGGTTGGAAGTTTAGAGGGCGTGGAATACTACAAATTACAGGGCGTGATAATTATACACGTTGCAGCAGAGAACTATTCGGCGATGATTGTTTGGTAGAGGATCCAGATTTACTAAGACAACCAGCTTATGCCACACTAAGTGCCTGCTGGTTCTGGCACAAGAATGGTCTTAACGCTATTTGCGATAAGGGCGACATTGTATTGTTGTCAAAGCGTATCAACGGTGGAACTATCGGACTAGAAGATCGTATTCATCACTGGAATATAGCATTAGATTTATTCGAGTCTTGATATGAAAATACGTGAAATAACCATGAAAGAAAGTGCTACAGCAGGAGCCACAAGTACTGCTAACATAGGTACAGTGGTAAATCCACACATTAGCCCAGGGCCAGCCCGTGGCAAAAGAAGCTATATAGGAAGCCCCGGAAAAAGCGGCACAAAGGCGCCGCCGCAACCCAAGGTAAAAGCAGTTGATCCCAGCAAGGCTACAGGTGTTAGTTTGTTCGGCGGACCTGCAATAAAACGATAAATACTAGAACAACGGAGTTTACTATGCCAGGAATGAATATGATGAATCACCCTCATCCAGATGATCAAGAAGCCGCAATGGCCCGTGCCGATCTTTATAAGATGGCCAACTATAGCTTCAAGCTATTTAAAATGATCAAAGACGGTGACCAACTAGAAGGTTGGGTACAAGCTAAAGTTACTAAAGCAGCTGACTATATTGCCAGCGTTTATCACTATATGGAATACGAAATGAAATTTAGTGAGTATGGCAATAAAATTGAAAATGCTGACATGTACACCGAAGCAGTACGCACAGAATTCAAAAAGAAATTGAATGAAGCTAAAGTTAAGTTAGAAAAATTAAAAGAAAAAAATCAAAAAGATTTAGACGAAGTTTTTAGTTCTGACGACAAAGTAGGTTCTGAAAAGAAAACCCGTACAGGTGTAGCAACAAAAACTAGTACTGGTTTAGTTCATAAGAATACTAGTTATAAAGACGGCGAAGACGAGATTGCCACAAATGCTAAATCAGGCAAGGGCAAAGCAAGCCATGCTAAGGGAAAATCAGCTGCTGAAAAGAAATCACAAGCTCCAAAACTAAAGCAAAGTCCAAAGAGTGCTAAGACTTGGGGCATGAAGGATAACGAAAAATTTGACAATAGAGATAAAGAAGTGAAAGAAGGCATGGCTCCTAGTTCACCTGACGGAGCAACAGCTCCTCCGCCAAAGGGCAAAGACGGCCAGTATCCTGTTGTAACATCAGGACCACACAAAGGCAAGCGTTGGAGTCCTAAAACTCCTGGCCCAACTAATCCTGCAATGAAAGAAGCTGTCAAATCTAAAAAGGGAGACGGCAATCTAGCTAACAATGCTAAACCTTACGATAAAGTAACACAAGGTGATGTTGTTGCTGGTCGTTTAGGCAAAGACGAAAAAGGCGGTAAGGATAAAAAAGTTAAAGAAACAGCAATAAGTGGTGCACCACAAAAATCTGGAATTCCGGCAACCGCAAAAACTACAGTACCAGGAATGCGAGCCACACCACAAGATCTAAAGAAAGCAGGCGCAAGTGCGGCACTTGGCGAAGGCAAATGTAATCACACTGCCAAAGGTAAGTCATGCCCAGTACACGGTATGAAAGAATGTGGTAGTATGTATG